GAAGATAATAAATTATGTGATATTGATAATGAATATTATGATGATGATAATGAAATTGAAGCTCAACCAGATATAAACATTCTATATACTAAAAAAGAAGAAAGACAATCTTTAAATAAATTAACTAAATATGAAATGGTTCGTATTTTAGGAGAAAGAACAAAACAATTAACTATGGGTGCTAAACCATTAATTAAAAATTATAAAGGATTAAATTATGATAAAATTGCTGAAGAAGAATTTAAATTAAATATGATTCCTTTTAAAATTCGTAGACCTTTACCAAATGGAAAATATGAATTATGGAATTTAGAAGAATTATCAAAAGAACATTTATTATATTTACTTGAATAATTTATTTTACCAAGAAAAATAACAAACAGCACAAATATAAATTATTTTAAATGTATTTTTTTCTTTATAAAAAACAGCTTCTTTACTTTTTATATTTTTATGAGTTATACAATTTGGATTTTTACAAATATAATCATGTGTTCTTGGAAGAATTGGATCATTACAAATAAATTCGTTATTTTCTAAAGTTTTTGGAAAAGTATTTTTGTCTTCTATATTTAAATTATATAATAGAATTGTTTTTTTAATTGGTTCAATATTATTACAATTATTACATTTGAATTCAGCTCCTGAAGATGTTATAGCATCAAAAATTTGATTAAATTCAACTTTTTGTTTATCATTAAATTTTTGATATTTTTTATTTTTTGAAGTTTCATCTCGACTAAATGTTGCAATATATTTACTCATATCATTATTTCCTTCATATATTTTATGAGCTTCTGCCATTTTTGTAATTTCAATTCTTACATCTTTAGTTATCGAATTTGATGATTTTACAATATCAAACGAATATGAACAATTAGGACAGAAATACATTATATTATTAAAGTATATATTTTTATATAATTTTTATCAATTTTTTAGTTATAAAATAAATATAAATAATTAATCTAAGTTTTATAAAAATATATATCTAATTTAATATAAATGAATTCGTTTACATTTATGAATGCAATAATTGTGGGAATAATTACTTTAATTATAGGCACAATTATTTTTAATTTAACAATTAATAAAAAAAATAAAGATAATGAAAAACCTTTTGGAGTATATAGTGCGTTCTTTGCAACTGGTTTTTTCTTACATTTTATTATTGAATTAATTGGTTTAAATCAATATATTTGTGATAAACAATGTAATATTAAATAAGATTTTTAAAATTTATATAAAATATAGTAATGGAAGATTGTATGATTTGCTATAATAATAAATCTAACAAAGTGCTCCCTTGTAGCCATTCATTTTGTTCTAACTGTTGTGTTCGTTTAAATGCGCCTGTTTGTCCCTATTGCAGGCAAGTATTTATTTTTAATTCAGAAGAAATTAAACAACGAATTAAACTTGGTATTTTGAATGGTTATAAATGGGATGCGTCTTCTAATATTATTGTTGAACCCGAAATAATTATAGAAAATGAAATAAATAATGAATCTTTCTCAAGAGTTAGAAGAAATATGTATCGTAGAAGACGTCGAACACTTACTTTTGAAGAAGTTCTTGAAAAAAGACAACAAATTAAAGCAAAGAAAGCAAGACATTGGGAGAAAAAAAATAATAGATTAGTTAAAATTGATTGGTGGGAAAATTAAAAATTCTAAATCATAATATGTAGTGTTACTATTTTTAGAATATTTTTTATATTATCGCGTATATTTAATTAAAAAAAGACTTTTTTTATTAATTATTATTTTTTTATCTTCTTTTTTACTATTATTAAATTTTATAGTTTTATTATTTAATTTTTTATTTTTTTCATCTGAAGAACTATAATCTGAAGTTGTTTGATATTTTAAGTCTTCATCATCGCAATTATTTTTTAAAAATATATTATTTATTTCCATTAATATATTTAATTATTTTTATTTTTATATATAATTTAATTACTATAAAATGAATAAGGATAATAAACTCTATTTAAGGAAATATATTATTTATAATTAATGATACAAAAACAATATACCAAAGAAATCTTTGTTAAAGATTATTTTGATATTCATAATTTTTATGCAAATATTTATGGTAAAGATAGAACCATTATTTTAATGCAAGTTGGTTCTTTTCATGAAGCATATTGCACTGATGTCAAAGGATTAAATTTACTTGATTTAGCTCAAAAATTAGATGTTGTATGTACTAAAAAAAATGGTAGTAAAGAATTAGGTGATTCAAATCCAAGAATGATGGGATTTCCTATTCACGTCACTCATTCATTTATTGATAAATTAATTAATTTAAATTATACTATTATTCTTATTGACCAAACAACAGAACCACCAACTCCTAAACGAGAAATAACGGGTATTTATTCACCCGCAACATATATTGAAAAAAATAATACAAAGAATAATAATTTAGTTTCACTTGTTATTGATAAAGTAAAAAATAAAATTAAAGAACAACTATGTATCGGTATTGCTTCCTATGATTTAGCAACAGGAAATGGTTATTTTTTAGAAACTTATTCTACAAATAATGATGAACTATTTGCATTAGATGAAGTATTAAGATTTTTATCATCTGTTCCACCAAGAGAAATTTTATTAGTTAATAAATTAAAAGAACCAATAGCTAATTTAACTCCTGAAGAAATACAAAGTTATTTACAATTAGAAAATATTTATGAAATTAAACTTGAAAATCAAGAAAAAATTAAATATCAGGAAAGAATATTAACACAAATTTTTCCACAAGATTCTCAAATTTCTATTTTTGAGAGTCTTGATTTAGTGCCTTATAATTATTCTAGATTAGCATTAGTTAATTTATTAGAATATTGTTTATTACATCAAAATAATTTATTAAATAATATTAAGAAACCACAAAATTTTTTAGGAGATAAATTTTTATATTTAGGAAATAGAGCACTAGAACAACTAGATGTATTTTCTCGAAATATTGGTGAAAAAGGATTATTAAATATTATTGATTTTACCAAAACAAATTTAGGAAAACGTTTTTTATATAATGCTTTATGTAAACCTTTAATAATTTCAGAAGAAATTCAAAAAAGATATTCTTCAATTGAAAAATTATTAGACAATGAAAATTATAATTCAATTCTTACTTTTTTAGAAGATGTTTATGATATTGAAAGACTTCATAGAAGAATTAATATTGGTAATTTACATCCTTATGAATTAAATCAAATGTATCTTTCATTTTATCAAATTAATAATTTATTATTATTTTTAAAAGAAAGTAAATTACATATATTACACGATAATGAATTTAAAAAATTAAGCAAAAATATTAATGTATTTTTATCTTACATTAATACAAGATTTAATATAAAAGAATTAGATGGAACTAATTTTAGTAATTATTTTGAAGATAATAAGACTTTTTATAATAATGGAATTTATCCTATGATTGATGATTTAGTTGCAAAAATAGAAACAGGTTCTAATTTTATTGAATTATTAAAAAATAAATTAGAAGAATTACTTAATGAAGAAAAAAGTTTATTTTCAAAATCAGATAATTCTTTGATAACTAGTAAATTTAATGATCGTGATGGGCATTATATGTTAATTACTAATAGAAGATGTAAAATTTTAAAAGAAAAATTAAATAAAATAACAACATTAACAGTTGGTAGTTATAATTTAAAAATTTCTGAATTAGAATTTAATGAATTACCAAAAAGTTCAAATACCAAAATTAATTGTAATAAAATCAAAGAGATTTCTAATGAAATGGTAATAAATAAACAAACATTAGCAAATTTAAACAAAAATACTTTCAAAGAAGAATTAAATAAATTAACCGAAAAATTTAATGATTTATTTAATTGGGCAAGTAATGAAATTGGATTTTTAGATTTTATAAACTCTGGTGCTATTTGTGCAATTAAAAACAAGTATTCTAAACCAGTTATTGAACGAAAAGAGAAATCATATTTTATAGCAACTGGTTTAAGACATCCTATTATTGAATTTATTAATAAAGATTTTAGTTATATTCCTCATAATATTTCATTAGGTAATGAAATAGATGGTATTTTATTATACGGTATTAATAGTTCTGGTAAATCAACATTAATGAAGTCTATTGGATTAAATATTATTTTAGCTCAAATTGGTTATTTTGTTGCTTCAGAAAACTTTACATTTTCACCATATAATTTTTTATTTACACGAATAGTTGGTAATGATAATATGTATAAAGGATTAAGTTCTTTTATGGTTGAAATGATGGAACTAACATCAATATTAAAAAGAAATAATAAAAATACATTAGTAATTGGTGATGAGATTTGTAGAGGCACCGAAGAAAAGTCTGCAAATATTATTGTAGCTTATATGTTAGAAACTTTATGTAAATCAGAGAGTTCTTTTATAACTGCAACACATTTACATAAAGTTGCTACAATGGAGTGTATTCAAAAATTAGATAGAGTAAAATCGAAACATTTAAAAATTACTTATGATTTAGAAAACGACCAATTAATATATGATCGTCATTTAAGCGACGGCCAAGGTGAAACCTTTTATGGTTTACAAGTAGCTAAATTTTTAATGAAAGACGTTATGTTTAATAATAGAACAACTGAAATTTTAAAAGAATATGAAGAAATTAATATCAAAAAATCAAATTATAATGATGATTTTATGATAGAGTGTCATATTTGTAAAGATACTAAAAATCTTGAATCACATCATATAATTCCTCAAAAAGATTTTGATGAAAACGAAACTCATAAAATTAATAAACATATTAAAAAGAATCATTATTCTAATATTGTTACGTTATGTTCTAGTTGTCATGACAAAATAGACACTGATGAAATTGTAATAAATGGATGGCTTGAAACATCAAATGGTAAAAAATTAGATTATGTAATTAAAGACAAACAAAGTAAACATAAGTATACAGATGAATTAATAGAATATATTAAAGAATTAAAAGAAATAAAAGATTCTAAAATGGCACGAATAAAAATAAAAGAAAAATTTAATAAAAAAATATCCACACAAATAATTGAAAAATATTGGAATTAATAAAAATTGAAGTTTTATTATTATGTATTATTAAATTATAATATAAATGACAATCACTAATTATATTCCTACTTTTGATAACAATTTATTTCAAAATTATGATAATCGATATATAATCTATTTTCAATATGATGATATTCTATATGTATTAAGAAGTAATAATAGATTAACTAATAATAATAGAAATAATACTACTAATACTACTAATACTACTACTACTACTACTACTACTACTACTAGACCTGTAAATGTAAGACTAGATAGTAATAGAATAATTAATTATGATACTAATAGAAATGATACTATAACAAATGATTATATTAGAAATTATTAACTTTTTTTGAACCTTCAACAGCTAATTTATCAGCCATCATATTTCCATACCATAATTTCCATTCTTTACTATTTTTATCATCTGGTTCATCAGTATGAGCTGAAACATGTCTATAAATTATACCAAAATTTATAGAATTATAATATAATTTTTTTATTAATTCTAAATTTGCTATTTTCCCACCATCTTTTTTCCAATCATTTTTTTCCCAAGTACTTGCCCAATTTGCAATAGTATTCACAATATACATTGAATCTGTATAAATAACTACTTGTTTTCCTATTATTTTTTCTGTTGCCATTATACGGTCTATAGCACGAATACATGCTGTTAATTCACATACATTATTAGTTACTTTTTGTTTATCAGTTTCAATCATACCAAATGAGATATTTCTTGGGTCATTATCACCAAAAAATACACCAACTCCTCCTCTGCGATTTCCTGATTTATTTTGATTATTTGGTGTAGCGCCATCTGTATATATATGTATTTCTTTCATTGTATATAATATTTTTAGATAATAAAATTATAATTCTTTTATTTTTGATAAGAAATTAAAAAATTGAAAATTAAAGTGTTTATTAGTTTCTTTAGAAAAAATTCTGTATTGAAAAGCCACAACGAACAGCAAACGACATGCCACGCGGTTGGGCCTTCTGTGCCGACATGACTGACGCTGGTTTTGTGCCCGAATGCAACCACTGCTTTGAGCCTGGTTGTCCCTATTGCACCCGGGACGACTGGTCAGTAGTGCTTGCAAACCAGTTGCTTCAGGAGGAGGCTGCACAAAATTGGCAGCATCTCGGAAAATTGGTGCTTGCCAAGTTGGAGCATCAAAAAAAGAGCAAGGCGTTCTTGGCAGAAATCAAGCAAATGCTTATTCAAAGTTGAAGTTTTCGTCAAATAATGCGTCAAAAAATTTTATGTGGTGCATAAGATGACGCACTCAAGACGCACAACGCATGCACAAAGTATGTAAAAATACCTTTTGGGTATTCAAGCTACTGATTTTGTGATTATTTTATTTAAAATAATTACAAAATTTGTTTATTATTACTAGAAAAATAAAAAATAGAAAAAATTGAAAATTTAATGGTTTAATTAATTCTATTATAAATTTTATAAAGTATCAAAGACCCCAATCAAACCGTTTCAAAATGACTAACTATTTTAAAGCGTTGTATATGATAAAATCGAGAGAGTTTGGCATGTTTGAATTCGAAAATAAGCTTAATATATGTATAGACGAGTATACTAATGCCATTGGCAATCTAAAAGTAGTTGAGGTCGAGCTTAAAGAATTAAAAAAGAAAAAAAATGCTGATGAACTCGATGACACCAATGATAAAGCTGTCTCACAAGAAGCCATAACTTTCTTAGAAGCCAAAGCTAGATTAAAAGAAGTCAAAGCTACCATTCAAGCAGCTATAAACGACTTTCAATTAACTAAAAATGTAAGCAGATATCAATCCAATATAACTGCCTATAAAGCAGCTTCTAAAGCATTTGATATTGCCTACGAAGCATACTTTGATGCTTACAAAACAGATGATATCGCCTACAATATTGTTAAGGCCAAGCACAAAGCTAGCTATGAAATTGTTAAAGCCACAAAAAAAGCGTGTAGCAAAGCAAAGAGAGCTGTCAACAAAGCACACCAAGAATTCTTTGAACTTTTTACAGAAGCTATCATATCACAAAGTATCAGAGTAGCAAAAGCAAAGTGGCTAGAGAACAAAGTATATAAGGAAGAGCAGTCTATCATTGAGTATGATAATGAATCTGTCTTCGAGAAAGATATTTTTTTCGTCATAATGTGTGTCAATGAATTTGTTTTCCCTGAGAATAAAAGCTTAGAATTTTTTCTTAAGGATAAAATAGATATAGATGCAGTTATTGAAAAAGCACGTACCGTCGCCTACACACAATTTGAAGAATTTACCATTGAATACAATATCAATATAAAAAAAATAACTTAAGTGATAGGGTAGTATTTTAAGAAAAACCAAAAAATAAAAATAAATTATTTTTTATTTAAAAATTAATTTATTTATTTATAATTTACTAATTGATGCAATTTTACTATAATAAATAGTAAGTCTTGTTAGTGTTTTATTATTTTTATTAACAAAGTAATAATTTTTTTAGATAACTTGAAAACTTATTTTATAAAAAAATTGTATCAATTTACTATTTATATATTATGAATTATTATTAACTCATAACTTACAAATGTCTGACTATCAACTAACACAAACAAAAGAGCGTATTGCGGTTCTTCTTGCTGAAATTAATGAAAAAACAGATGAAGTTGAACGTCTAGTCAAAGAAGAAAAGTGTCTTGTTGAAGAAGAAAAACATATTGTCGAAGAAGATAACACATCTATGCAGGATATACTCGCAAAAATTATTTATGCAGAAGAAAATTATAAAGCAGCACAGATTGCATATGCAAAAGCGAGTGAGACTGCTGAAGCTGCACAGAAGGTGTATAACGATCAATATGCTGCTATAAGAGCGCCATCTGAAGCATTCCAAAAAAAAAATACAGAAGATGAGTTAGAAGTAAATAAGGCTTTCTATGCAGCGTATAAAGAAGCGGACCAAAAATTGACAGAAGCAGAAATGAAAGTGAATAAAATACAACAAATTAAATTTGGTCTGATTGAGCATCCCATTATAAATACAGAAGATTTGAATAAACAGTTACAAGAGGCAAACATTGCAGTTGAGAATGCGAAAACAAAAAAGCTTAGTGCACAAGGAACCCTCAATTCAAAAACACGATCATTTTGGAATGAATTATCAGAAAAACATCTGGCACTTATCAATAAATTAAATTATGATAATACCAAATTTCATGAGAGTGAAGCATATATATCATTAAATATAGCTATTACAGAACAAACAAAAGCAAAAAATTTGATGACTGATGCGTTGCAAAAGTATGAAACAGAGAAACTAATTTTTTTCAAGGCACATCTTACAGACACACTATCTGATATTGAGTGGAAGCGTTCAAACTTTGAAATGGTAGACAATATGCTCAAGCAAATTACAGTGCTACAGGCTTGTGAAGAAAAACGTGTAGAAGAAAAACAAGCTGAAGAAATACAAGCTGAAGAAAAGCGTGCTGAAGAAAAACGAGCTGAAGAAAAGCGTGCTGAAGAAAATCGTAAAAACTTTGAAAAAGTTGAAATCATGCTCAAACAAATTGAAGTGCTCCAAAATTGGATGAACGAGACAAAGATTAGTGAAGAAAAACGTGCTAATGCAATTGAAGCATTTCTTGAAGAAAGGCACAAATTCTAAACGATACAATTATTTAAGCATAAGTAAACCTATTAAAAATGCACTAACTCATTTATGTAAATTATTGATTTATTTCTTTTATTTTATAAATAATTAGTAAAAAAGTAATCAATTTATGCTTTAAAAAATTGAAAATTTAATAATTTAAATAGAGTGTCATTAAATTTTATTATACATATAACTCAAACAAACAAACCTTCAGTTAAATGCCATCATCTGTACGATTTTTAGTTATTCCACATATTCAACCTCTTCCTGAAAACAGTCATCCTAATAATAACGGATTCTATATGGTCCCAAATAGTTCTAACCAACGCGTACGACAACAAGTACAAATTTATTTGTTCAACAATGTGTCTAAACATATTAAAGTTATGCGAGTAAAATGGTGTTCTCTTTCTCGTTGGATGATTTTTCTAACGTTAACTATAGATGAAAGACCTTTACAAGGAGAAGAACAAGCACTTGAAATGTTTACACAAACATAAACTACTTCCTACGAAACACCAAACGGATGGAGAATAAAAAAATTTATACCTCATGTATCCCGTAGACCACAAGAAGAAAATTATGATATGTATATGCATAATTTCGGAATAGCTATCGGAATAGCTAATGGAATTATTATTGAACATAGTGATGATTCTCGTGGTCGACTAGTAGAAGAATCTCGTGGTCGACTAGTCGAAGAATCTCGTGTTCGACTAGACGATGAAGATAGTATACATTCAGAATCAATAGAAGAAAGACTCGCTCAGGATAGAATTAATGAAGCAAGAACATCTATTAACACACGTAATCGTGTAGATATTTTCGCAATCGTTGTTGGTATACCAGTTCATGATGTAGATTAATTTATAAAAAAAAATTATATTTTTAAATATTATAAAAATTGAAAATTAATTTATTATTGATTATCATCTTTCATTTAAACATATGTCAATAATAAATGGTTTATCTATTACAAATATTTTAGATATTATTAAACTTTTAAATAATTCCGATGAAATTATAAAATACTTTAAGATTATTTATAATAAATTTTGCCTAGAAACAACAATGAATGCAGTAAATTTTGCAACTAATAAAGCTCTCATACAAACTGAAAATGCACTAAATAAAGCAATAGAAAATATAAAAATTGTAAAACCATTAAAAACATCAAAATATCCAGATTTTGATAAATTATGGGATAATACAATTAATTCATTAATAATTACGGTAAAAAAAGCATTATATTTTGAGGCGATTGCAAAAACATCAATATTAGTAACAAAAAAAAATATATTAAAAGAAAATGAAGAATCAGCAAAAATAATGTATTCATTAGCAAAACTAATGAGAAGAACATATACGTTAAAGACATTAGGTGCATTAGCAGAAAATACATTAAAAAAAGCATTAATAATGAGAAATATGCAAAATCTACATGATGCATTATTTATGATAGTAAATATTGTAAATATTGCATCTGTAATTACTACAGAAATAGCTAAACAGACCCAATTATCGTTATTTATTGACATGATAAATAAATTAGATGAAGCTACTGTTATAACTAATAATGCAATAATAAATGCAATGATTATAAAAAATACAAATCAAACCGAATTAAATGAAGCTGCAACAGCCTTATTAATAATTGCAGATACACCAAATAAACACAAAGTAAATAAACAAAAATTTGATAATATGGATGTAAGAATAACAATGACTGCAAATGCTATAAAAGAAGCCGTAAATTGTATATATAGAATATATTCTGTTGTATTATTAGCAGAAAAACAAGTTCAAAAAGTTAGGAGTAATTCCATAATATCTACTTGTAAATTAAATCAAACAATAGTTTACTCAACTTAACATTAAACTTATAATTATTTTATTTATGCTTATAATAAAGATTATTATAAGAATAAAGAATATCTAAAAGTTTCCAATAAACACCATAAACCTAAAATTTATAAAGATTAATATAACGTGCCATTTAATGAGCAATGCTATAAATGCATAAAAAATTGAAAATTAAAGTGTTTATTAATTCCAATATAAAAAGTTTATTATAGACATCTCCGACACAACTTTGTTGTGCCGCTATGAACTTTTGCGATATACTCGTCATGATGAACACGCCCCACATGACACCACGTGCTTGCGATATACTCGTCATGATGAACACGCCCCACATGACACCACATGCCAAGGAACACGAAAGGCAAGATACAAAAGAGGTCCTAGAAACTGTAGTGAAAGAAACAAAGGCGTCAATCCGGTTAATTCAAGAAAAACTGTACTGGATAGAAAATTGGAAACCAGATGAATCAATTCCAGATGATTGTTGCATTTGTGATTTCATCGACAAATGCAACAAGTCGCTAGAAGATGACTTGAGACAAGAACAGACAAGTCTCCTGTCATGGCAACAGAAACTGAAACAGATAGAAGAAGAGGAAGGCGAGGAAGGCGAGGAAGGCGAGGAAGGCGAGGAAGGCGAGGAAGGCGAGGAAGGCGAGGAAGGCGAGGAAGGCGAGGAAGGCGAGGAAGGCGAGGAATCAGATGCCAAGCGCCCCAAGATACAATAGTTTGAGGAGTATGTTGCGGGCATTGGATATTAAGCTTGATGATGCAACTATATATACCATAGTTGTTCATTGAGCTCTTGTCAAATAGTGCGTCATAAATTTTTATCTGTTATAGACCGATAACGCATACAAAGTTGCAATAGTATCTTTTAGGTTCTTAGCAGCTACTTTTTGTGATTATTTTATTTAAAATTATTACAAGAAAACTAAAAAATTGAAAATATAATAGTTTACTTATTATATTATATTAAGTAGTACTATAAACGATGAGTCATCAAGAAGAAAATCAAACGTTACCACATATACAGCCTATGCAACATATACCTGAACCACTACCTGTGCTAACACATTCTGTAGAACAATATATTGAATGGTTAACCGGTAATTCATCAGAACAACCTAGTACTTCATCAGAACAACCTAGTACTTCATCAGAACAACCTAGTACTTCATCAGAACAACCTAGTACTTCATCAGAACAACCTAGTACTTCATCAGAACAACCTAGTAATTCATCAGAACAACATAAGAAACTAGAACCACCTCAAATAAGACGAACACATGCATATGAACTTATATATGATCGACCTTGTGATTCATCAGAACAACCTAGTAATTCATCAGAACAACCTAGTAATTCATCAGAACAACCTAGTAATTCATCAGAACAACATAAGAAACTAGAACCACCTCAAATAAGACGTTCATATGCAAATGAACGTATATATAAACGACCATGTGATTCATCAGAACAACCAAGTAATTCATCAGAACAACCTACAATAAGACGAGAACATGCAAATTTTCCTATTACGGATAAGGTTATTCTCTATCCAGGTATGTGGTCTTTAGAATCATCACAATAAAATAAGTACTCATAAAACTGTTAATTTATAAAATAAGATTCTTTTATATGATAAAAAAATTGAAAATTTAAATGTTTATTAGTTTCAATATAAAAATTTTACTATGATAGCTTGCGAACAGAATGCGATTAGTACAACGGCCACGTAAACAGCCACATACACGGGCATATAAACGAGCAGTTACGCTGATGTATGCGCAAGCAGAGCAAATAAAACAGAAGAAAGAAGAGGAGAATTATTTATTGCGGGAAATAGTGAAGTCCCTTAGAAAAACACTCGTTCAAATAGAAACCCAGCTCATGCTTATAGAACTATCCAAAGCACCGATACGGACACGGACACAGCAACGGCAACTAAAAGAAACCAAGATTAGGCAACAGGAAGTAAAACAAAAACTAGAAAAGTATGATGCAATGCTATGGGCAACGAGACCACTACTGAGGCGCTAAAAGGAACAAAAGTTCGAGTTTGTGTTCGTGTTAGAATAAGATTAAGCACACAACTCATGTATGCACAAATATGCAAGAATACCTTTTCTGGGTGTTCAAGCTACTGATTTTTGTGATTATTTTATTTAAAATAATTACAACATTTGTTTATTACTAGAAAAATAAAAAATTGAAAATTAAAATGTCTATTGATTTCAATAGAAAAATTAAATTATCATAGCTCGCGAATAGATGGAAGAGCTAACACTGACCGTGGCACCTACAGGAGCCGATGCATCAACAGATGCATCAACTGACACACCGATCAACGCACTAGCTCCACCAGTAGCTCCACCAGTAGCTCCACCAGTAGTGCGTCAACCTGGTTTTAATCTTAATGAACCGGTTCCACTACTTTATCCTAGCAATAATACATGCCGAGTATATAGAGATTCTTCTGGTATGTTCCGATGCTACTGTTTTAGCGATAACTGTATATTAGTAGAGACGCGCATAGGCACAGGCGCGACGATTACAAACACCCAGAATGGTTCATAAGGAACAAGAAAAAGATATCTTAGGCTCAGCCTCAGAGCTAATACCAATTACCAAATGGATAAGATGAAATAAGAGCGGCTATACCTGAGTGTTCAAGGTACATTTGTTTATTACTAGAAAAATAAAAAATTGAAAATTAAAATGTCTATTGATTTCAATAGAAAAATTAAATTATCATAGCTACTACTATAGCCTTCTTTCACACTCTACGCGCTCTACGAGTACCATTGCGACCAACGCACCATAAGCAGAATGTCATCATTGGGATGGACACAAGGACTAATAAGAGGAAGAGGACAAAAACGACCAACTACAGACGTAGACGTAGCTGCAGATGTAGACGTAGCCGTAGATGTAGCTGCAGCCGAAAAAATACGAAAAGAATGGATAAAAAAATGTAAAGAAGAACGGAAAAAAGAATGGATGGCAACACGGGCAAAAACACGGGCAGAAAATAAACAAAAACGAGCCAAAGAATCAACATCAGTGCTTGCTCCTGTTTCTACTCATGCTCTACTGCTTGCTCCCCCGCTTGAACCATTAGCTCTACTGCTTGCTCCTGCAGAAGCGCCAGCAACAACAGGGCTAGAATTGCTAGCGAATCTTGCATCAAATCGCGAATCAACAGTTTTGCTTGAACAAACACGAGCACAAACACCACCTGTTGTGTTCGTGCCTCTTGATACTCCATGTGATCTAGCTCAGAGTCCAGGTCTACACATAACTTGGAAGGGTTGGAACAATGGTGGCTATATACCTAGTTGCATCATGTAGTTGCACTAGCTACTAATTTATTTAATAAAAAATAATTTATTATAAAAGCATTAAAAATATAATAAAAAATTAAAAATTAAATAGAATATGTAATACAAAACCAACACATCAATCCTAACTCTAAATGATGATTGATTGGACTCTTTTACTAAGGAACCTACGATATAAAAAAGTAAATTATTTATTATTTTAATTTATAAAATCAGATTCTTCTGAATCTAAATTATATCCTTCTATATGAATTTTTGCATAACATTCAACATCATTATGACCATATCTTCCACAACGACAACAAATACCCGATTCATGAAATTTTAGTGAAAGTTTATTTATAACATTATTTAAAATTATAGTCCAATATTTATCTTTAATATTTAAAGAACAAGATGCTAACCAATGATCTTGTTTGCAAATACATTTTTTATTATCATCTTTTTGTAATTGTTTTATTTTTTTAGTATCAATATCAAGAAAATAAATATTTTTTGTTCCATATTTATTACAATATTTAGCTATTACAGAATATAATGTTATTTTATCAGATAATTCAAATATACAATCAATATCATAAGGTTTATATTCTTTAGTTATTTCACAAAATATTCCATCTAAATGTTCATTATATTCTATTTGCACGTTATATGTTTTCCATATAAAATATTTATCAAGTTGACATTTTAAAACATAAATAAACTCCATTTTATAATATAAAATATATTTTTATATATTATTAAATTAATATTTGTGTTATTAATTTTGGTGCTAATAATCTTTTTTCTAGTTTATTTGCAAAAGCTAATTTTGATAATTTTTTTAAATCTTTAATTCTAATTTTATATTTTAAATAGTAATCATAAGTATAAAATAAAAATTGAACTGCTCGTGGGTCTTCTTTATTCTCTTGTATTTTATTTTTAATATTAACAGTATAAAATGAAAAAAATACTTTAATTGGACCACTTAACATATTTGCTGGAATTTTAGTTGTTGGTGTCCATTTTGTTTTTTCTAATTTAATTAAAATAATATCATTTTCTATTTTTATTTTATTTTGTTTTAATGCGTCCAGAATTTCTTTTTTTGAAGTTGAATAACTAATTAAAGTAATTTTATTTTTTTCTTTATTTGATTTAAACATATAATATTTATATTCTATTTTAATAGAAGTAGATGAATATTTACTCATTAACTAACTTTATAAAATAAATATCTAATAAATAATATATATATATATGGAAAAATATTTAATTATATTAATTATACTTATTGTTCTTTACTATATACATAAACATTGTATTTAATCGGAAATTGAAAATATTTTAATTAATAAAAAAAATAACATTTATAAAACAGTTCAACAAGAACAAACACTATTAGAAATACAATCAAAAGTAAAAGAGAGCATGAAAGCGATTAACACACTAATAACACAAGTTAAAGATAACCCAGAAATTAAAAAAAAATTAATTACTAAAAATATAGAAAACTTTACAGATAAGATAGGAGTAGGAACAGATATGATTGGACCACCTATAAATAAAGGATACCCAAATTATATATTATACAGTCCTGAAATAGAAGAAATAATACAAAAATTTAGAATATTAGTATCTATAATTAGTAGACTACCACAAACAAATCAAACTATGGATGCATTTTATAATCTAGGAAGAGAAGTTATAGGACTATCAGAAACACAAGTACTTGTAAATGACTTAATTGCACTAGTAGCAAAAGTTAAAGTACACTTACCTAAATCATTAAATTCAGTATCACAAGGATTAACACAAGGATTAACACAACAAGTCATTTATATATTAGATAGATTATTAACACAAATTAATGAATTATTAGTAAATTTACCAACAAGTTTACCCATAAGTTTATTACAAACACAAAAACAAAGACAAAGACAAATAGAAAATGAAGCACAAAGACAATTAGAAGTTGAAGCACAAAGACAAGCAGAAGTTGAAGCACAAAGACAAGCAGAAGTAGAAATACAAATAAAAGAAGAAGCACAAAGACAAATAGAAGCTGAAGCACAAAGACAAGCAGAAATACAAAGACAAGCAGAAGTAGAAGCACAAAGACAAGCAGAAATACAAAGACAAGCAGAAATACAAAGACAAGCAGAAATACAAAGACAAGCAGAAATACAAAGACAAGCAGAAATACAAAGACAAGCAGAAATACAAAGACAAGTAGAAATACAAAGACAAGCAGAAATACAAAGACAAGCAGAAATACAAAGACAAGCAGAAATACAAAGACATATAGAAGAAAAAAGACAAGCAGAAGTAGAAGCACAAAGACAAGCAGAAATACAAAGACATATAGAAGAAAAAAGACAAGCAGAAGAAGCACAAAATTCATATTATGATGAAAGTTATAGAAACAATGACCGCGAGTATTTTATGAATACACCAAAAATAGACTATTTTTGGAAAAGTAAACAAACACAATCATCTATTTGTGGTGCTGGTATATCTAAAAATAATAATATGTCCATTTGGAGTACTGGTATGTAATAGCACATGATACAATCATGTAAATTATAACATAATCTATTTGAAAAAATTAAAACTATAAAAAGACATAATATATATATCTTTTAATGGCAGAAATAGATGAAGCTTTTCATAAATTAAGTAATCAAAATAAAACTTTTGGTAATATTGAATACTTTTTTACTCAACGACGATTAATTGAAGAACAAGAATATCTTGACAAGAGTTTAAATAGGAAAAGTAAACAAATTAATGTTGTGTATAATTATTTGGCAATTAATATACCAAATATTTTAGTTGATGAAATAATTTCAGGATTTAATATTGAAATATTTGGTGATAATGGTTATCACTATAAGGCATTTTTATCAAGTTATCAAGGAATAGTGCCTCATTTTTTAGTCTTATTAAAAGGAGATAAAAAAATATTTATTAATATTTTACCTAAATTAAATTCTAAAGAGAAAGAAACATTTAAATTTGATACAGAAAATATACCATTTAATAAAAATTATATTGCTTTTATCGAAGTTCCTAAACGTTATCAAATAGTAGGTGAAGGTATATCCAATCAATTACAAATGGAAGTAGAAAAAGTAGAAAATGAAGAAAATAATTCAGAATAAATATTTTTTAAATTGTCTTTTCAATTAATTTATCGAGTTTATTATATAATTCAATATATTCATTGATAACATCTTTCAATACATTTTTAAATTTACCTGATTTTAATTTATATTCTATAATTACACGTTTTTCTAAAGGATGTGGTAAATAATAACTAGCAAAAGTTATATTTTTATGATTTTGTAAACCATAACTAATTAAATTACCTATAGTATGATCTTCGTTTTTTATTTCAATTTGTCCGGATAATTCAGTATTATCATCTAAAATTTCAATAAATTGATTTAAAATAGATTCTAGTATTTTATTTAAATTTATAATTGCACGATGTAAAATTACTTTTTCGGTTATTTGAGCTTTTGATTCAATAATAAATTTAAATTCATTTTCTTTTTTTTCTTCATATACACAAATAGAAACAGGTGAAAATATAGCATTTTCTTTTTCAATACCAATAGATGTTACAGTTGTAAAATTAATAGTTTGATCATGTTGTAATTTTACAATTTGAATCGGAATTGGATAAGGATTAGGTATTTGTTTTTGTGCAAAATAAAATTTAGCGTGTTCGGTAGTTACAGTAAAAATATTATTAGATTTATTATTATAGTCAACATACATAGTTAATTGTTCTAATGATGTTGAATTAACTTTTTTATTAACACCTAATTCAACATTATCTTCTAAATCTTCAATTTCATTAATAACTTCATTATTAGATACTTTTACTTTTTCATAAAATTCAATTTTATTATCAATTCCCCAAACAGGTAGATTTCTAATTTGATTTTTAATAAAATTATTATGAAATACACTAGAATTTTTATCAAATATAAATTCAGTATATGCATATATTGGTATTTCTGATAAAACTATTCTACGTAATGTATTTACAAGCACATAGTTAACTTCTTTTCCTATAATATCAAATTCTAATCTTGAAAATCCTTTAGTTTTATCATGTAATACATTTTTGATTGTTAGCATTATTATTAATAAGTTTTACATTTTTAAATCTTTTTATCAATTTTTATAAAATTATTTTACTTTATTATTAACATATTATTATTTTTTTAATCTCATTAAAGCTTGCATTTTTTTATCTTGAAAATTTCTTTGTTCAATTAATTGATTTACTCTATTATCTTGTGCATCAATATTCTTTGTTTGCGGAGGCAATTGTTTAAAATTAAATACTTGCTCGAAATTATTTTTATCTTCTTTTTCTATATCTTTATCAACAAAAATAAAATTATTACCTAATTTTGATGATGTTGCTTTTATATCTTCTTCAATTGTTGGTATAGGTATACCATTTTTAGTATATTCAATATTATTTGTTGGATGATTAAAATATTTTTGATTTATTACATATTCAAATGCTTTTTTCCCTTCCATTGGTGATTCAATTGTAGTATCTATAACAGTAGGAACAATAGTAATATGTTTAGGAACTTTGGCTGTTTTTTCATCAATACAAATCATTTTAAAATATTGTTCTAAATTATTTTTATTAATATATTCTAATAATTTTAAACAAAAATTACAACTTTCGGAGTAAAATAATATTCTCATTTAATTAATTTAATAAAATAATTTATTTTTAAACTCTATCTTTACAATAATTTTCATAAGAGTTTAAATATTTACAAACTTGTTTAGTATTTTTATCCATAATCCATAGCTCCGATTCAAGAGAATTAATTAATTCCGGTTCGTGTGTAATTAATAGAATACCACCATTAAAATTTTTTAAACCATTAATCAAAGCTTCAACTGTTTCAATATCTAGATGATTTGTTGGTTCATCAAGAAGTAAAACATGAGGTTGTTGAAAAATTAATTTAACTAAAGCAACTCTTGCTTTTTGCCCTCCTGATAGTTCATTAATTTTTTTATTATGTGCATTACCTTCAAGTTTTAAATTACCAAGATAACTACGAACAGTAATTTCACGATTACCATCTTTTAAATTATCAGGAATACGATCTATTAAATATTCAATTGGTGTTTTATCCATAGGTAATTGTTCTTCAAAATGTTGATTATAATAACCAATTCTAAGATTATTTTGAATCCAAACTGTTCCAGAAGAAGGTTTAATTTCACCTGTTATTAACTTCATTAATGTTGATTTACCAGAACCATTTGGACCAACTAGTGTTGCCCGAGTATTCATATCAATACCAATTTCGACATTTTTAAGAATTTCTTTGTCAGAATATAAAAAACAGATATCTTCTAATTTAATAACATGTGATTTAAAACTATTAGTTGGTTGAAAATTAATTTTTACATAATACTGTTTTTCTGGTTTAGGCACTATATTTTTTTTAATAAATTCTTCAACTCCGTTTTTAGAAGAGTTATTTTTTTTAAATTCTTTAAGCTTCTTTTCATATGCTTCATATAGTTTTATTTCATTTTTATGTTTTTGTTCAAGTGATTTTTTAAACATTGTATAGTTTCCTCTATATGTAACTAATTTTAAATTTTCAATATTCATAATTTGAGAACATGTTTCATTTAAAAAACCAATATTATGGGAAACAATAATTGCAATACCTTTCCAAGATTCCATATAATTACTTAACCAAATAATTGCTTCTAAATCAAGATGATTTGTTGGTTCATCAAGAAGAAGTAAATCTGGTTCAATATATAAAGCTCTAGCAAGTGAGATTCTCATACGCCAACCACCACTAAAAATTGAGCTTGATTGTTCCATTGAATCGTGAGTAAAACCTAAACCATAAAGAATAGACTTAATTTTACCTATTTCTGCTTCTTTATTAAAACCAATAATTTTATTTTGAAATTCTTGATATTTATTCATTAAATTTTCTAAAAGTAAATCATCTTCATAAATAGGTTCTTCTTTATCCTGAAGATTTTTTATTTCTTTTTCAATAATTTCAATTTGTTCGGTAATATAAGCAAGTTTTGAATTTGAACTAAAAATAATATCAACAGGATTTTTGTCAGAAACTTCTAATTCTTGTTCTACATATAAAACTCTTATTTTATTATCTGCAAATAAATTAGTTAAAGATAATTGTTTAAGAAGAGAACTTTTACCACAACCATTTTTTCCAATAAGACCGTAAATATTTCCTGGTGAAATAATTAGTGAAGATTCGTGAAATAAACTTTTTCCAGATACACTCAATGAAAAATTATTAATTGATATTGAATCAGAAGTATATGTAAGTTTATCATATATAAAATTATAAATAGAAACCATTATTATTATATAATATTATTTATTTAAAATAAGATTATATGTGTAAAAAGTATTTAATATATCTTGTTTAAAAATAATATGTATAATTTGGTAATAAAAAAAGAAAACAAATTATTCAATTTCAAACAAATTATCTAATTCTACTTTTGTTGGTGCCCAATTTTTATAAGGAGGATTTGGTAATGGATAAGTAATAGGTGATTTCATAGTAGCTAAAAATTGTATACTTTGTCCTTTAGCGTAAGTAAACTCTCCCTGTTCAAATTTTAAGTCGTCATCTAAATTGTAAGTGGCAAGATTTGAATTTCTCTGTGTATAATATTTTTCTAGAATGTCCTGTTTTTCTTTTTCTTCTAAAGTTAATGGAAAATAATAAAAAAATTTTTCAGGTGGTATTATTGATTTTAAATTTTGGGTTAAATCATTGTAATCGCGGTCTGTTTTGGGTATAATAGTTTTAGCTATAACATCTAGAGCTTGAGCTGTAATTATAGCTGCAACTGCAGCTGCAATAGTTTCCTTTAGGATAGTCTTTGGATTTACATTGTCAATTGCATTTACGACATTTGAGTCTTTACTAATTATTTTTGCTCTATTTTTAGCAATTGAAATCATAATAATTACAACAACTTCAACTAATATTGCAAATGTAAATGGATTACGTATAACCATTTTAATTGGAGTACCATTCATGATTTGCGATACTCGTGGTGATATTAATGCCATGTAGGCCATATTAGCTCTATTGGCTACAAATGCAAATATAATAGCCACAATAACTTCAGGAGATGTTTCCACTGGAAATGATTCTATAATATCAAATAAAGCATTTACAATAGGAGATAGACTCAATGGAGATGCAGAAGATTCAATATAAATGTCATATATAAGCAAAAAATTCCTAACTGTTGTAGCTAAGTTAAGCTTGGCTTTCACCAACAAATACTTTCCTAGTGCAACGGCGTCTTTTTCGTCTTTAGCTGCATTCACAATAAGAATAAGAACTTGAGGGGTTATAGCAGTTGGAAGTATATTTATAAGTTGTAGTGCTCTTGTTTTAATAAGATTTTTTAATGTAATTGGGCCTCTATACATATATTTGTTGATTGCTCTTTCTAACTTATTTAAAGCCTCTTTATCAAATCCATTTTGATTGAATAAATTTCCTATATTAGCAAGTGCTAGCTTAATCTCTGTATTATTCTTTTTAACTACAGCTTTAGCTATATTAACTACATTATCATGTATTACTTTATTATCTGTAGGACTAATAGCTGTTATATTAGGAGAAGTATCTGAATATAATTGTGTAAATTGGGTCATACTATCAAGTGATAGTATTGTTTTGTCTGCATCTGAAGCAGGTGATAATGTCGTATCACCTGCTTGTGCACTGGTAATAAGAGTAGGTGCGTAAACTGATACATACATAACAGCGTTAACAATTGACGTCCTTAGTATATCTTCATGTCCTGCAGACAACGACGCCGACACATAGGGTTGAAACAATTCATTTTGGGTTGCCGTTGCATATGCCATTGCAGCTGTATGTGCATCTTGTGCAGCTTTTGTTATATATGAATTAATAGCATTAGTAAATGTGTTTTTTAATATTGGGGTACTTAATATTGTACCAGGTGGTGCCATCAATAATGTAAAAGCGGTATTATATAGTGCATTTAATTTTACATATTCCTTATAAAATTTACCATCAGGAAACCACCAATCATATTCTAGTTTTGTTCTAAATTTTTTATAAATTAAATTAAAGTTAGGATTAGTTGCTGGCTGCTGAATAACAGTATTATAATCTGGAATATCTTGTTTAGCAATATAATAGGCATATTCTAAATTAAAAGGATTGTTTCCTCCTACTGATTTTAGTGTGTCTATTAACTTGGTACTCCATGTTTGCCATATAACATCATATTGTGATACACATTCTGATGCTTGTATTACATCAGTAAAAAGATATTTTTCATCACCTAATGTATTTGCAAATTGCTCAATATAATCATTAACATCCAACGTATCTATATCACCTATAGTAACTAAATTAATTCTGTCAAGAGAATTAGCTAAATCTCCAACTTTTATTTCTACTTGATCTAGTTGGGTATTTACCAGTCCAAGTTCTCCTATAGATAGTTTATTTGCCTCAGTAGTTGCTTGTAGTCTAGCAAAGTCTATTGCCTGTTGTTTTGCTCTTTTATCAATTTCTGCTGTTTTGAATTGTGCTCTACTTAAATTTGGGCGTATATGGTTTGTGCCATCTGGTGGTGGTGGTTGTCCGCGTTCGTAATTATCAGGTGGCCAATCTGGTGGTCCCAACGGTAAATCAGTACCACCAATTAAATTATTTTCATTTTTAAATAGTTTTTTATCAACTTTTGAAAGTAATTTTATATCATCATTTATTTTTTCTATCTTATTAATAATTTTATCAACAAATTTATTACGTATTTTTAAATTTTTTTCTGACATTATATATATATATATATATATGGAGAATATTAATATTATTAAAATAAAAAAAACGATTAAACGTTTTATAAAAAATCCAAAATTAAATTATTATAATTTAATTTCAATTTATCAACAATTAATAGTTTATTATTTTTACTTAAAAAGTATAGATGACGATTTCCAATAAATAATACACATTAAGTAATGTAATATTATTAAATTAATAAATGAAACGCGAGTTGTGCTGTCTTCAAAAGTTTATATTATATAACTTTTTTGGTTGCTGTAAGAAGACATTATTATCTCTTTTTCTCATTGTTCAATTATTGAACAAAGGAAACGTTAGTTTATAGCCAATCTGGGAATCGAACCCAGGATCTTCCGTGCATAAGACGGCTGCTCTAACCACTGAGCTAATCGGCCATTTTGCATAGAGTGGGATTCGAACCCACGAATCTTTCGATAGATGATCTTAAGTCATCCCCCTTAAACCGCTCGGGCATCTATGCTGTGTTGTGCTGTCTTCAAAAGTTTATATTATATAACTTTTTTGATTGCTGTAAGAAGACGTTATTTTTTTTTTCTCATTATTCAATAATTTTATAAATTATTGAACAAAGGAAACGTTAATTTATAGCCAATCTGGGATTCGAACCCAGGATCTTCCGTGCATAAGACGGCTGCTCTAAACCACTAAGCTAATCGGCCATTTTGCATAGAGTGGGATTCGAACCCACGAATCTTTCGATAGATGATCTTAAGTCATCCCCCTTAAACCGCTCGGGCATCTATGCTGTAGTGTACTGGCTTTTGTGAATTATAATATTACTATACTATGAAAATTAGACTTCAAAATGATTTTTAATCAATTTTTTTAAAGTAATTTAAAGTTTATATTATATAACTTTTTTGATTGAGTAAGACATTATTATCTTTTTTTGTAGTTGAATCTGGGAATCGAACCCATGAGCTAATCGGCTATTATGCATAGAGTGGGATTCGAACCCACGAATCTTTCGATAAATGAGCTTAAGTCATTCCCCTTAAACCGCTCGGGCATCCATGCTTTTTTTTGTGCTGACTTCTCTGAATAAAAATATTAGTTTGTTTTTTTGAGATTGCTGTAAGAAGTCGATAAATTATCTATTATAGGGCTCGAACCTATGACCTATCGCTTAGAAGGCGATTGCTCTATCCAACTGAGCTAAATAGACTTGGTTTATTACATTTTATTAATTTACTATATTATATAGTTAAACTTCAAAATAATTTTAATTAATTTTTTAACAAGTAAAATATATAACATAATAATTTATTATTATTTTTTCTCATTAATATTAATATTAAAGGAAGCAGCCAGATTATATTTATTATAATTAATCTAAATTATTATATATAGATTTTAATACTTAATCATAAAATAACTATAATTAAGTATCTATATAGTAAATAAAACTATTATTTAAATAATAGCGATTAATTTATAAATATTTTTTTGTATTTAATTACTGTTAAGAAATTAAACACATTTTTTCCTCATTTATATAATTTTATTCATATAAAAGGGAACTGTTATTTGTTAATAAATTATATTAATATGTTTTTAAATGAATTTATTTATTAAATATCATTTAAAGATTTTATTAATTGTTCTTATGGTAATACTTTGTATCTAAAATTATTAATTACTATTATATATAATATATATATGTTATAATTTTATTATAATTTAATTTATTTTTTTTAATTGTAAATATTTACTTTTATATTTTAAATACTTTTGTTTAAATGTTGGCATTTTTTCAAACAATTCATTCAATTCTTCGGTTCTTTCATTTAATTTTTTTGTAATTTCATTTATTCCGTCTGGTAGTATTGGTGGCATTGATTTTGGTGTTTCTTTTAATAGTATTGGTGGTGCTGGTGGTATTGATTTTGGTTTTTTTTTTAATAGTGTTGGTGTTGGTGGTGCTAATATTGGTGGTGCTGGTGTTGGTGGTTGTGTTATTGATGCTTGTGTTGTTGGTGCTGGTGTTGGTGGTGTTGGTGGTGCTAATGTTGGTGTTTGTTTTGTTGGTTCTTGTGTTGTTGATGCTTGTGTTATTGATGCTAATACTGCTCCTAATGGATTCATATATATATATATATATATAAATTTATACTTGGCAATAAAAATATATTAAACAATATTATTTTTAATTAATCTAACTTTATTAAAATAAATGGTGATACTAATTATTATTAATAATATTACTTTATAATTTCTAAATATAAAATACAATAAAAACCAATTTTCTACACTTGTATCTAATCTTAATAGTTTTATTAAGACAGTAACAATATATATTATAAAAACATTACCAAACCATGAATTTTGATTTTCAGTTCTAGGAAATAACTGAACAATAAGTGGATATTTATAAGTAAATATTTTATCTAAACGCTTTACATATACAAGATCCATATCCCCTTTATTAAAATTAGATAAAATAATATCTTTAGTTAATTTATTTCTTGCTTTTTTTGAATATATAACAGCTTGTAGTGCACCAAAAAATGGACTTATCTTTAAAAAATCTTCATTATAATTTGAAAATAGTCCAAATGAACCAAATGTAAAAATATCAAAATCTTGTATATTAATAAATTTATCTATTTTATTATAAATTAATGGATTCTTATTTATAACTATCGCATCATCCTCTAATATTATTACATTATTGTATTCTTTCAAATATTCAAAAGCAGTATAATATGCATGAACAATATCTTCTAATGATGTTTTAATAGTTGAAGGTTTATTACATTTTCTAAATCCTTTATTATATTGAATTATTGTTTTCTTGGCAAGATTTAATAAAAACGGGTCATTTTTAAATCGATTGCTTCCTTCCATTGATAATATTAGAACAACATCAACATTTTTAAAAATTGGTGTTGTTGTTGTTTTTAATATTTTATATGAGTAACACGTCATATATATATATATATATTAAAATATAATAATTATTAAATAATTTTAATGTTATTTAAAAAAATAATAACCCTCTATCTAAAAAATTTTATTATAGTGTAGATGCTACCAATTATTAATAATAATATCATTTTATAATTTCTA